GGCGCACTTCCGTAGCGTTGTCACCGACGCGGGAGACAATACGTCCGAGTGGAAGGGCAAACGTTTCGCGCTCTCCTACACCATGACGGACGCGGCCCCGCTGATGGACTTCGTGCGCGCCTCCCACATGGTTCGCGCTCAGGGCAACAAAGTACTCCTGTGCAACGCCGACACTGTAGCCGACCTGCTGATGTCCGCGAACGCGAACGGCAACACGTACATCGCTCTCGGCGGTGACGATACTCTGGCCCGCGCCCTCGGCGTAAACCAGATCATCACCCCTGAATGGTGGACTGACACGGACGACACCACCACAATGGGTGTCATCATGGCCGCATCCCACTACGCGGTGGTTGGCGATACGTCCATCGAAGCGTTCACCAACTTCGCGCTGTCCACGAACACCAACGAGTATCTTCAGGAGATTTACGCTGGTGGCGGTCTGGACGCGGAGAAGTCCGCCGTGGTCATCAAGCCGAAGAGTGAATGAGGTGATCTGCCATGACGATTAAACAAGTTCGATTCGTTAAGGCGGGCTCTCGTAACCCGGTTCAGGACATCGCCGAACTAGCGGTGTTTGACGCTTCGGGTAATCCCGTTGACCCTCCGACCTCCCTTGTCGATGGCAGCGTGACGACCGAGAAGCTGGCTGACAATGCTGTCACTTCCGCTAAGATTCAGGATGGCAGTATTACCGGCTCTAACCTTGCCAACAGTACCGTAACCGCAGCCAAGATCGTGAGCGGCGTTCTGCCGACCAACGCGACCAAGGAAAAGGCCGGTCTGGTCAAACAGGCCGCGTACGTTAACAACCCAACTGACGAAACTCCGACTAAAGCCGAGTTTATCGCGCTCCGTGACGCCTTGGTCGCAGCCGGGCAGATGGCGTCCGCCTGACACGCTACCCTAAACAGTAGCGGGACTGCACCGCAAAGGCCCTATCTCCTACAATGGGAGGTAGGGCCTAACTCATTTTCGGAAGGAGCAATAATGGACATCGACGCAAGCGTAATCGATCAAGTGGGAGAGACGATCTACGCGCGATGGAAGGACGCCGCGCTCGCAGACCTCGCCAACATCATATGCCAAAAAGACCTATTCCCGATTACGGATGATTACGTGGGAATTGTCGTAGGAGATGGCCGTCACATAGCGTTACTGGCATGGTATTCGGAAGTAACCAACGTGCAGACCACCGACGGCGTGACTCTCGCTTTTCATGTGAGCTACGATATGGGCGACGGGTGGACTCCCGAAACCAAATACGCCAACTGTCTGACAATCGCGCAACGTCTTAATGTCGGCACGGCAGTCACCGTGACCGGAACGCACGGGTTCGCCAAGCTCCCCGCCCCATTATCTTCAGTATTGGCGGCTGTCATCGAGGCAGACCAGAACGTTCTTGAACAGACCGACCGCATCACGTCCAAGAGCATCGAGGATGTGAGCGTAAACTACGCAACGATCAACGAGACGGCTATGGAACGTGCGTTGACCCCGTATCGTTCGCTTGTCAGCCAGTGGAGTCTATGCAGGAACGGCGGAGACAGCGGCGGTATTCTCTCCATGCCGCGCAAGCACTGCAATCTGCCGTGGTGGCTTAACCCGCAGGATTACGTGGGAGGTGACTATGCTTATGGCAACGCTCTGTGACCCGTTCCGACTGTTCCCTAACCAAGTCCAGACGGCTACGCTTTGGCGGTACACGGCTCCCGGTCTGCCTAACGAACAATTGGCCGACGTGCAGGTGATTGTGAAGCATTCCACCCAGTCCGACCAGCCGGCCGGATACGGGTCTCGTATCAGCAGCCGACGCTTCCACATCAAAACAGACACACTACCCCAGAATCTGCGGGAGAACATGGAACTATGGCCCGATCTGATGTTGGAACTTTCCGATGGCAGAGTGTACCAAGTCACGCAGGCCAGTCGCGGCGATGACATGGACATGGGGGAAACCCGGTTCATCACCGTGTACGGGAATCCGTATGGCAGGGACAGCATATGAGTTACCGATTACAGTTGTCCGCCGATTGGGCGCGTAAGCTCTCCACCCAACAGTTAAACAAGGGCGGCGTGAAGATGATGACGGATATCCTCAAGATGGCCCGTCAGAACGCTCCCGTCTTGACTGGAGCGCTGCGTAACAGCGGCCGTTTCCAACAGCTCTCCACCGTCAAGTGGCGTATCACGTTCGGCAACAGTCGCGTCCCATACGCGCGCATCCGCGAATACTCTAACCGGCTGCACCCGAACACGGTACGCTACCTCCAGCGAGCGCGGAACACCGCCGCTAGCCGTGTGAAATCGTACTTCGATCTAGGATAGGAGCGACATCATGATTGATCTGGCCATGTGCATGACCCTACAGAACGAGGGTTTCGGCACTTACGGGAAGACTTTGTTCTTCGGTACTAGTCCAGTATTGGACACGGGCAGCGTCACGAACGTCGAGGGCATCTGGGTCAACGCGAACACCGTGGACATCAACGGCGACCTATACACCGACCAGCTCACTATCAGTAGCCGCTACTTCGACGTGATCGAACAAGGCCGTCTGATGCTCCGACTCCTGCACTTCATCAACAATCGTCTGCATAAGTATTGCCGACTGACATGCAACCCCATCGCTGATATTGACTTTGTATCAATCCGTGTGCATCCGGCGACCGCCATAGACATGGACGCCATCGACGGGGAAGGCCGCTGGGTGAAAAGCATCCGATTCAACGTTGACTACAAGCTCTCCACCGAAACGGTAGAATAGGAACCGTCCATTAGTCGCGCGCGTGCAGTCCCGCCCGACGAAAGGACAATAAAATGGCTTCTTATCCCCTTATCGGCAAGAAGACGGTCTACATTGATGATCTTGCGATCAGCCCCGACTTCGTGCAGGATGAAGTGGGCACTATCACCCTGACTCCCGGCACTACCGAGGTTTCTTCGCAGTCCGGCACTATCAACGTGCCGAACGGCTCGTATGAGGAAATGAGTTTCGAGCTGAACATTATCTGTCCGAGCGTCCGCTTCCTCGGCATGTTGTTCCCCGAACTGTATCACAACGCGAAATTCAAGCGTGTTATCTCCGGTTCGCTGTCCGAGACGGGTCAAGTTCGGTTCGGCGGCAACGAATGCGTATCGAACACCCCGAGGGACATCATCATTCATAACGTGTGCGATGGTCATTCGTCTGCGCAGGACTTCCGTATCCCGCAGGCGCTAATCAGCGCTGGCGGCGAGTTCACCGTGAGCCTGTCCGACCCGTTCGTGGTCACGTTGTCCGGTTCGATGACTTCCGGTGCGAACGGTGCCGTGATCATGGGTGAGCTTGATCTGGATAACCCGTCGTATTATGACGAGGATTCCGGCACTATCAAGACGGAGACCGTTGAGGTCACAGCGCTTACCGCGTCTCCGGCGAACATTTCCGGCAAAGTCGGGGATCATGTGATGGTGAATGTGGTGGCTTCCCCGAATGGTGCGACTGGTACTATCACCGCCACGGTAGCCGAAACTGCTAAGGCTTCCGCTACGGACAACGGTGACGGTACTTGGGATATTCAGTTGAAGCAGGCCGGTACGGGTACCGTCACGTTCAAGACTGGCAGTGTGCAGACCGTGGTTAACTTCAATATCAAGTAAGTGAGCATAAGTAACGCCCGCCATCAGAATTGTGGTGGCGGGCGCAGTTGAGAGAGAATGTTCCTAGAGGGGGAACAGTCACATGATATCACATGATTGGAGCAATAATGACCACACCGGTTTTGAGCATCGACACCCGCGAATCGTTCCGCACCCTCACCGTGAAAATCGACGGTACGGTGTACACCATGCGTCCTCTTGGCTCTAAGGACATGCTCACGATCTTAGATAATGCTGAGACAATCGACAAGCTGAGCGCTGGCGTGGCGAACCGTGAGACTTTGGAAACCGCCGAAAAGATTATTTTCCCGCTAGTTGAATCGCTTATGAGTCCAGCTGATAAATTCTCCGAGTGGGCTGAACAGACCCGTAAGCGTAGCGACCTTGCCTATCAGCGTGCCATGACCGCGTTGTGCGGGCTTATGGCGAAGAACATCACGGTTGACATCAAGGGCGAATAAATGAGGTCGTGGGATAGCCTGCTTACTCCCGCCGAGCGGGAGGCGATGAAGAGTTACAAGCAGAAGGAGGCGGCTCG